GGATGTAAGAGCTGCTGGAACTTCTGACCAGTTATTGACCAGTAAATCTTCGAGGATTGTATAGATCTGATCACCATCAAAATCTTTTGCTAAGACGCCCAAAGTTAAGACCTTCTGTAGCCTTGCAAGGGCTCCCAGAGCCGTGATGGTGACTTCTTGAGTAATTGCTACAGAGCCAGTCTGTGAGACTGTTACAGAGACGTCCACAATCGTTCCGCCAAAGATTGGCACAAATGTGCCCGATGTATCTTTAACCTGGATTGAGACTGCATCATTTATCTGGGCAGTAATAGCGCCTAGATTGAGGTTGATTAGATTGAGCGTGCAATATCCGGCTTGAGCCTGCGTGTAGATATTTGTCCGGCCTGAAAAGATTGAAAGATTGGCTAGAACGACGTCAGTGTATTCGACGCCCTGAATCGTTACTTTCCAGACTGGAGACCACTGTGTCATTAGCTGGCCGCAAAGGCGCCGGCTCCGCCAGTGCCACGATAGAAGGAATCGTTGAGAGTGTTGATGATTGTCCGAGCAGTACCCTCTGAATCAATAGCGCCATTGACTGTGAGATTAATAGTCGCGCCGCCCATGTCTGCACCAGGAAAACCACTTGACGCATAATTGCCAGCTCTTAAATTATCATCAAGAGTTACTAAAGAAGCGCCAGATGCGGCTGACTTAACGCCAGATGATGATGTTGTAGATCCTGAGTTGTAGACCTTGATCAGAGCATTTATTCCGGCAACTGCGCCAGAAATCAAAGCATTCAAGCCAGTGATAACTGCGCCGATTACGTTGATGATTCCGCCAGCAATTTCTCCGACAACCTTGAACGCTCCGCCTAACACTGTCACCAGTACCGGCACGACGTATTTTTGGATAAATCCTAAGAACAAAGTGAAGGCTTCTTTGTTGTCATTAATTGCGTCTGTAATTGGTTTAAAGAAATCTGCAAATTTGCCTAGTGCTGGCACGACTTTATTGACCACGAATTCGACAAGCTGCTGGATAATTGGCAGAAGCTTCGCACCGACTGTCTCTTTTGCTTCATCAAGTGTTACTTTAAGAATCTCAAGTCGTCCGGCAAATGTGTCGGCGTTAGCCGCTGCCGCTCCGCCAAATAGATCTGAGAGTCTTGTTTGCGTTTCTTCAAATGACATTGCTTTTAATTCGGCAGAAGATAGTCCCACGCCTAACTTGCCAAGAGCTGCCGTGTTGCCGTCGTAAGCTTTGCCTAGCGCATTTGCTACTCCATCAAGGCCTTTACCAGTAGCTTGAGAAATGTCCAGGGCAAGATTAAGAAGATCTTGAGCTTTTGTAACGTCGTTTGTTGAGAGAGACAAGCGCTGCAAGGCTGGACGTAGCTGATCATCTGCGACACCAGTGGCCAAAGAAGTTTTAAGAATTTGTTTTTCTACAGATGCAATCATGTCATTCGTTGCACCAGTTGCATTCTTTAACGCAGTAGCCAGGCGAACTTGTGCGGCCTCATCTGCAATCGCTGCCTTAACTCCATCGACTGCGAGCTTAATGGCATAAGCGCCAGCAGCAGCTCCGGCCGCTGCAAATGCTAGTCCGGCCTTCTTGCTAAATTCGCCCATCTTTGAAGAAGAGTTGTCTACGTCTCCATTGGCCGTGGCCAGTGACTTTTTAAGCTGATCTACATCAGCAAGAATCGAGAGCTTGAGTGTGCGCGATTGTCCGGCCATTTACCACTCCTTTAAAATTCTGTCGAAAGCATTTTCCCACTTTGCAATGATGTCTGGCTGTATTTCGCGAAGTGTCGGATAAATAAACCAACCTTGAGAACCAGCGCCTTTCGGAGATTGACCTGACCAGATTGGAAATTGCTTGAACTTATTAGATCCAAATTCTGTACCGCCCCAGAGATCTTTTGTAGTTCCACCACCGGAAAACTTTTGACTTACAAAGCCGAAGGACAGTTCGCCAATCTTAGACGACTTAGAAACACGGGAGCCACTGGCAATCCTGTCGGCTGCCTTACCTCTGGAGACGGCCTTCTGCTGGATTTTGCCTTGAGCAAATTCTGCTAGAGCTGACGATTCTCTTTTAGCTGCATCAGTAGCTTCCGAATCCATTGCTTTAAAAGCCGACGTGATGCGACGAAGATCTGCCTTATCGTAGGCAATCTCAACGTTGTCGCTCACTTTGTTTCTCCAGTATCTCGAAAGCCGTATAGATCTGCTCCGCCGTCGTCCATTCGCTCATCGGTATTCCCGTCGCTATTGCTACTTCGACGAGTATGCGATTTACGCTTCCGGCGGCGTAACTTTTGGGAGAACGTCACCGACTGTCACGTCGGCCACTGTTTCACACCAAATTTCATAAGGCTTGACCGGCTTACCACCGGCTTCACGCTTCATCGCATTCCACGCAAGGAAGAGAAGATCAGAAATTCCGATCTTCTCCTGCGCTTGCGAAATTGTGCTAGAAGTTTTCTGCTCCCACTTAGCCCACTCTGGCGGCTGAGCCGTGTAAGTGCCGAACTCGCCTGATGTGTATTCGATTGTGATTGGTAGTCTCATTATTTGCTCCCGTTTCTGTTTGGATTAACTAAATGTCGCGACTGGTGTGGTTGAGCAAAGCATTGACCAAGAATCAGTCTGTGCATCTGGAGCAGTGCCGCCAGCAGTTGGAGCCACTGGGAACGCGTTACCAGCAAAGACTGCGCCTGTTGCAGTTGTTAAGCTGAAAGCCAGAGCAGTATTTGGAGCAGTTGTGAACGCAGTCCACATCGCTTCGAATAGTGATGATGCGACGCCCCAGTCTGCAAGAAGCTCGATGTTAAGTGTCCATTGATCATCGATGTGCTTGTACGCCTTGCCATCGAGTGTCTGGTAAGTAGTAATAACTGGCGCATTGACTAAAGTGACGGCAGTTGTCTGCGCGTCATAATTCACGGTGGCAAGAGTGAAAACTATGTCGCGACCGGTGACTATTGTTGTTGGCATTTCTTTGTCTCCTTAGATTGTCTGTTGTGTGTAGTAAGTGCTGACCGCGAGATCCGCCACTAGTAGATTTGATGCGCCCACTGATTGGATTGTCGGACGTTGAACGTCTCCGACTTCATAACCTGTTGGCATCGCTGCGATGATGCTGATAATTAGCTGCTCAAGATTGTCTAGTGCTCCGGCCGTGTTGTTGTAAGCAACTGCCGCAGTAACCACGAAATTAATCTTCACGCGTACCTGCGATTTGCCGATTGTTGTCGTTTCTAAATAGGGCGAATCGGGAACGATTACGCAAGCTGGAGGAATGATTGCCTCTGGAGGCGAGCTGTAGACAGAAGCCACCACGCCAGATAGAGCAGTCGCAAGAGTGCCTCTGACGTTTGTCGCAATAGTTGTTGGTGTAGGCATCACATGGCCATCGTTGAGACGTCGATGTAATTACCTAATAAACCGATGACGCGATTTTGCAGTGATCGACCCATTCGATATGGCGATGGCGTAAAATCCACGCCCTCAATCTGACCACCTGGAGCGACCACGCTCTGGAATATCTCAACGCTGACGATGGTGACCGCCTGTTCGACTGCGTCGGTATTCGCGTAAAGCGTGGCCGCGTCTGCCCCAGATAGATAAACTACGCCACCAGGAATGACTGGACGGAATGTAATATCACTATTTGTTATAGCTGCCGTAAAGTAGAAATATGGAGCCGGATATGCGAAAGGTAAATAAGGAAATGGATCATAATAATTTGAAGTGACTGTCAGTGTTCCGTTGAATGTAGCTGGAACGCAACCTGTAATCACGACACTTTGGCCAGCCACAAATGTGTTTGGTTTTTGTGTTATGTAATAGGCGACATTATTTTGCAAATATACGGCGGCGACTGAGTTTTGATTGGCAGTCAATAGCGGCAGAATTACCTGCTCGGCTGAATCAATAATTCCTTCAAGATAAGCGTCAGAGTAAAGAGAGACAGAGACGCCAAGAACCGTCCGAAGGCTTGCTACGGTAATGATTGCTGGCATCTCTGTCTCCTTTGTGTGAGCTGCTGGGCTAGATACGGGAGCGCACCTAGCCCATGATTAATTAGGTTAGGTTGAAGCGACGTAGGCCACCGGCAAAGACGGCCTGAGCTGCGATGTAACCATAAAGTGAAATTTCAATCTCGCCTGTTGTTGGCACGTTTGTGGCCAATGTTAGAGCTGGAGATTCGAAGATTTCGATTGAACGTGGCTCGATGATAAATGCTGATTCGTCGATCGATGTTGAAACCATGTTTGGATCTACATAGTAATCAAGACCGAGAACGTTTCCGCGGATACTTGTTGGCATCGCAGATCCTGCATTGTTCATAGGATTTCCAGCGTTGTAAATTGGACGCCCAGTTGTATCA